GTCGCCCAGCGCCTGACGGCCAATGACGTGATCGAGCACGCGCGCCGGCGCGTCGAGGGGCGGCACGTCATGGAAAACGGCCAGCTGATCCCGGCGTGCGCCCCGGCGACCATGAACGTCGAACTCGGCTACCTGTCCGAGCTATTGAAGCTGGCCGGCCCCATGCTCGGGGTGCGCCTTGCGGTCGATCCGGTCGCGGAAGCGCGCCCCGTCCTGCGCCTGTTGAAGCTGGTAGGGAAGTCCAGGCGGCGGGAGCGGCGGCCCACGGCGGATGAGCTGCAGCGCCTGCGCGCCCATTTTGAGGCGGCGGCCTGGCGCTCTGAAATCCCCATGCCGGACATCATCGACTTTGCCATCATGTCGGCGAAGCGGGAAAGCGAAATCACCCGGCTACTGTGGCCCGACTTGGAAGCCAGCACGCGCACGGCGCTCCTGCGCGACGCGAAGCACCCGCGGCACAAGGAGGGCAACCACAAGCGCTTCGCCCTGCTGGGCGCTGCCTGGGAGCTTGTGCAGCGTCAGCCGCGGAAGAATGGCGAGGATCGCATCTTCCCGTACAACCCAAAGTCGATCGGCACCGCATTCACGCGCGCCTGCGCGAAGCTGGGGATTGAGGATCTGCACTTCCACGATCTGCGGCACGAAGGCACGTCACGCCTGTTTGAACAAGGCTACGACATACCGGAAGTCGCGTCGGTGACCCTCCATGAGTCGTGGACCGAACTGAAGCGGTACACCCAGCTACGGCCGGAGTCGCTACATAGACAGCCATCTGAAGGGGCCTCGCCACAGACATAGGAAACTGCTCGCCTGGGTGGCATGCTTTCCACAAGAAGACTGCTGATTGGAACTCCGATGTCTCATCTATGCTTATCCAAGGATGAAGTGGCGGAGCTTTGCCGGACGCCACAGCGCGCCCGCCAAGCGCTTTTCCTCCGCACGAACGGGATACGCCACTACCTCGACGCGCACGGCTGGCCAGTGGTCTTGCGCTCTGCAGTGGAGCCGAGTGAAAAGCAGAAGCCGGCTGCCGCCGAGTGGAGGTCAAACAAGGCTCCATAGCGTGCGATGGCCTTCCCCGCTAACGAAAACCCCGCCGGAGCGGGGTTCTTGGTCAGGGTGAAACGCCTCCACTTCTTGGAGGAGTGATGCCAGGCAGAGATATCTGTCTGGCAGCGCGCTTGTGGTCAATTACGCGGATTACCTCGTAATCAGTCTTGGCACCCGCTTCTGTCTGCCATTGGGTTACCAGCACGTCGCAAATAAGCACATCGCCCTTGGAGAAAGCAATCTCGTTTGAGTTGACGCCCGCGATAAAATCGGAATCAGATATCTTTGCATTGATGGTGGAATTGCCGTCCGACAAGCGCCATTTGTTATCTTCTTTGAATGTCAAAGCAACGATAGAAAAGGCCATCTTGCGGCGCTCCTCTAATAGAAGTTCATCCACCCCTGCCGGTGGCGCAAAGAACGAACGCTCAGTATCCGTGACTATTAAAGAAAACCCATCATCATCACCGGCGGCAAACATATCCACACCAGGCTGATCCAATGGAGCAAGTACCCGGTCGAATGCCTCACGAACCGCCAGATCGCGCAACAGCGTCAAGACCTGCTGTTCGACCTTAAGTGAGTCTTCATCGACTTGTATTGTGGCATTGCCATCCTCATCCAAGCGCACGTTAGTGATTCGGCGACCACGCAGCCACTTCAAAACGTATGCAAGACCCTTGCTCCCCTTTCTTGCGGCAAATCCAAGAATGCCCAGAACTGCAGCAGCATTCGCTGCTGCGGTCATGTTGTCACCGGCGAAGATGTCTTTGACGGCAGTCAAGTAACTCACTGCCGTGTTGAAGTCGATATTGAAGCTGCCCGTTTTGAACGAGCCCTTGACGTTGATCTGGGCCTTAGCCTTGTCACCGTGCAATGCTCTGACGCTAGCGTCGAGCAAATCGGCTATCGCCAAGAGCGCAGGCGCCAACTCTCTCGCCTCCATCTCATGAGTGGCTAGTGCGGGGCCATCATATGTAATGCGGAACTTCGTCATGCTATCCATTGTAGCCCCTGGCTCGCCGTCATTGGCCCGCCGAGCATAGCAACAGCCTGAACGCGGCGCGCAGACAGATGCAGTCCAACCGTTTTCGTCAGGGGTGAGCCGGCAGCGAAGTGCTGCTTCGCTCAATGGTCAGCGCTACATGCCACGGGCCTCGAACCGTGCGGCGAGGCGACGATAGCGCGCCGCCTCGCATCGGAGCCGGTCAGCGCCTGCCCGCATCCGTCCGGCGCCGCGCCAGTCGCCTGGCGCCACCCCTGGCATGGTGAACGCCTGTCGCTCGTAGTCCGCGGCCTTGGCGCGCGCCCAGGCGGCTTTGCTGCTATGTCGAGGCTCAATCATGGGGAGCATGATGCGGGTCCGCTGTCTCGCGCATTCAGACTGGCTTTGACACCTTGGCGATAAAGCCATCCGGCCAGCGAGCGGCCACAAACTGCGCATGCGCCCGCGCCACCAACTCCTCTACCCTGAGCGGGTCCCCGTCGAACGTGCGGGAGTAGACGATATAGTCGATCCAGCTGCGACCGTCTTCATCGTCCACCTGTGCGGCTAGGTGCAGTAGGACCTCTTCATACTCTCGGCCCGAGTCCCGCCCAAAGCCGCTCTGCACCTTGGCGAAGATGCTGGCGGCATCCGTCCGCGTTGTATCCAACACCACCAGCCCAAACTCCCGCACAGCATCGATTACGTCGCTTGCCACCGGGCCGCCGTTAAACACCGGAATGCTGATCGTCATAGCCTTCCTCAACAGGTCGGGACCGGATGTTATCGAGACTGGCTAAGGCGTACCAATGAAGAAGGACCCGTCAACTGACGGGTCCTTGCCATTACCTAACCCTAACCACATTGGCTAGTTAGCCGTTCGGCTTTGTAACTGGCGTCTTGACCTTGTCGATCACCACAGTCTGGATGTACTCCCCGTTCGCGCCGTAGATCACGACGATTCGGGTGGTGGCGTCGTCGTACACGATCTGCGAGCTGCAGGGGCAAGTGGCGGCAGCGGTGACCATTCCCATAGGTTGCTGCTTGTCGTCGGTTACTACGGCCATCGTCGTCTCCGCCGCACGACCGATCGGCAGCGCGGACTGCACGCCCGGCGTGACGATGGTGACGGATAGCACTTCGTCTTGCAGCGAGTTCACCTGGACGAACTGCAGCCCACTCTTCTCAAACTTGTACACCTTGAACTTCGGCGACAGGCTGATGTCCTTCGCGCCCGCGGGCACGCGCTCGCCAAGGCCGGGAATCAAGTCCGCAGAGTTGGTCGTCTTGCTCGCTGCGGCCGCGGTGCTCGCGCAGGCGACGAGCAAGAGAGCTGGGATAAGCAAATTCAACTTACGCATCGGAACGCTCCTTGTTGAGTTTCGGCGCAAAAGCTAGACCCGAGACAGCTGTCATACAACGGGACCGGCGCGCGGAATAGGCATCTGTCTACAAAAGCGACCGTTTTGTTGTGCCGCACCGGCTGCACACCGAGGCCGGTGCGGCGCTGCTCAGGCGCCCCGCGGGTTGAGCGGCCTCACTGGCGCCCGCGTCCGGCATGACTAGAATGCTGCGGGCACCGCGCCGCAGCTATCGGGGGGCGCCGCAGCACGTTGTAGGAAACCTCCGACCCTCGTCCGCTGCCCCGCCCGTGGCGCCACCCCTGTCGCTGTGGTATCCATCGCATCCCACCGGCCGCGAAGGACCACAGCCCATGCGACGCATCATCCCCCTGATTGCCTTGTTCGCCTCGATCGCTGGCTGTACCTCGGTCGGTGAAATGCGATCGGCCCAACCCATGGCCACATTCACGTCCGAGAAATCCCCCCAGGACGTGGCCTCATGCATCCGTGACGAATGGAACGAGGTGCGTATCGGCGGGAGCCTTTGGAAAGCAACCATGGAGCCGCGCGGCGCCGGCTACCAGGTGTCCACCTCGGAAGGTGTGCCGTCAGAATTCGTTGACGTAGTACCCAGGGCCGCAAGCTCGGGCGCAACCGTGAATTTCTACGGTCGCCGGCTCATGATCCGCGAGAAGCACTATATCGCCGCAACATCGAAGTGCGCCGACCGCGCGCAGGCCCGCTAGATGATCGTGCCATTTTCGATGATGCGCTGGTGGAAGAAGGAACTGCCACCTGCGAGCTTGCCATTGATCGCGTGGCCGAAAACGACAGTCGGTGCGTCGCTGTAGTACATGCGACCTTCAAGGGTCGCGACCATCGCTTCCGCCGGCCGAGCATCCATGTTGTACACGGTCACCGATCCAACCACGCCGCGCTGACGAAGCGACGCGAGGAACCGCAGCGATTCGCGTAGCGCGGCGACCTGTTCCTGCGGGTCGTAGTTGAAGCTGCTGCCGTAGCTTCCGTACACCTCAACCGGCTTCCATCCGTAGTTGATGAAGGACTGATACAGCGTGCGAGTGAGCTGGTTCAGTACCGCCGGCAGCGCCATGGGCGTGGCTCCGACATCCGCGTAGACGAACTGGCTGGGCTCGGTGACGCCTCCCGACATGGATGCGAAGCCGAGTTCGGTTGCGGCAAGTGGCTTCATCCTCGGCTGCCACGCCGTGCGCACGCCCGCGTAGGTGTCATCGAACCAGAACACGCCGCCCCAACGCACACCGCTGCGCAAGAAGTTCAAGCCGAGCTTATGCACCTTCAGCGGCACCATGTTGCTGTTCGTGTTGTAGCCGCCGATGAAAAAATCGGTGTTGGGTGGAATGGCAACCGCTTGGCTAGACGAAACGCCGTAGTCATTGGCGGCGCCGTCGTAGACGACGCGCATGGTGTTGGTTGCGATGTTCAGAGTGACGACCAGCGAATGCGCCGCCGTGTTGAGCGGGCCTAGATCCGCGAAATATTGATTTCCGTCCGGACCAAGGCCGAACTTCACCGTGCCGGTGTCGATCATGATTTCAAACGCACCGCCGAGCCGCAGCACGCGCGCGTAGTTGCCGGATGGCGTGGCGGTCACCTGGAAATCAACTTCCAGCACCCATTCGGTTTGCGATCCGCCGCTATAGGTCGGCGTCTTGAACTGGCCCCAGGTCGTGCTTCCGTTGGTCTGGAAGTAGGTTGACCGTAGCGGAGGCGCAGGATGTTGGCCGCTGGTGCCCGGTGGATTGATGGCAGCGTCTGCGATGACCGCTCCGGTGCCTGTGACGCCGCCCAGCGCGTACGGGACGTAGCCGCCGCCATACCCTGGCAGAGGCGCCGGCTGCGCGAGGAAACCGGCCTGCTTGTTGACGTAGTGGCATCCCGCCCAAAACCCCAGGACGTTCTTCAGACCAGCGCTTGCCGCCATGGGGATGCGGGCTTCGTCCAGCTTTCCCCGGCCATTGGTCCCGGTCAGCTTGCGCATGTTGCCGTTGGACAGGTTGTATGTGTAGTCCACGTCCTCCCCGCTGTGCAGCCCGGCCAGAATATCCTCGGACGTGGCGTCCACAGTGTCGGTAAGCCTGAAATACCACTCGATGCCAACCTCATCGATCAGCGGGTGGCTCCAAAGCGCATCGAGACGGAACGCACCACCGACACCGTAATCGCTGTAGTTGGCGGCATACGTCACTTTGCAGCTCGGGAACGCAGCTTTGATCTGAGTCGCGAGGGATTGCAGCGCTGCGACGAACAGCGCCCATTGCGCATCCGTGCCAGCATCGACCAGCTTGTCGAACTCCGAGCCAAGCAGCCACCGCTTAGGCGAAACACCATGCACTTGGAAAAGCGTGATGTAGTGCTGCAGAAACGAAACGTAGCTGTTCAGCCAGGACTGAAACCCGGCGGTGCTATCCCAGTTGAAGAAACCACGCCACACCAGCGCCTGCGACTGCGGGATGCCCGATGCGTTGACCCATCCCAACACGATCGGAACGAAGCCGATGTCGTAGCCACGGCTTTCCAGATACTTCATGCCGCGGATCAGCGAATCGTCGTTCTGCGTGCCGCCGGCATCGCCCTGCAGCTTCAGTGCGGCGGTCGAAGTCACGCCGCCGGCCGACCACTGCGCGGGCGTGTCCAGTTTCGAGAAAATCTGATTGTTGATGGCAGGCTGCACGTTGGCCGGGTTCAGGCCGGCGACCGAATCGCAAGTCGAAAACCACTGTTCCCAAATCATCACCGTGGAAACGCCGGGCACGCGCCCCAGGTCGTCTTTCACCGTGTAAACGAAATTCGCCTTCGCGTCATTGAACTGGATGTTTCGCACGTACTCGTCCAGCACAGTATTAAAGCCGATCCCCGAATTGGAAACCTGCGGCAACGTGTCCAGGTCAAACTCGTTGAACGGGGTCAGCATGATGGCGTCGGCGTGCTCCATCGCCGCCCCCATGTCCGCCATGTCGTTCACGTCCTGAATAGACGTGTTGCTCGGATACCGCGCTATCTCAACTCCGATCAGGCCCGACTTCTGATACAGGGCTAGGTACGCGCCGCCCGCAATGAGGACGAAGAAGCGCGCACCATTCTCCACCGCCGCTACACCCTCGGCCACGGTGTCGAACACCGACAGATCGCCGCCACCGCCGCCCGTCTGCGACATGATCGCGTTGAGGCTGGGGACGGTGATCGGATCGCCGTCCGGGCTATGAATCACCACTGTCGCATCAGCAGTGGTGAAGAACTCCATTTGATCGGCGGTGAACACGTTGTACTTCTGAATCAATGCAACGATCTGCGCGGCAAGTTCCGCGTTGCTGACGTAGCCCGGATCTGCCATTCACCTGACTCCTATTGCGATGCCGCCCACAGACGTGAAAAGGAACTGACCACCGCGCAGGCCGGCATCACCGCTGCGAATGCGGTATGTCTTCGCGGTGGTCGTCGCAGAGTCTGAGATTGTCACCGAGATGGCAGCATTCTCGTTTCCGCCCAAGTAATACTGCTTCGTTTTTAGCGTGGTCCAGCTTCCACCCGATTCCTGCCTCTCCACATACCACGCCCCGCGCGCGGGATCGCCGCCGTTGTTCTCCACGTCCAGCGTCAGCTGTAGGAATGGCACATGGCTTTCGCCGGCCACCAAGGGAGCGCCGAGAGCGAACTGCAAGATGGTCGCGGCAGAGGCTGCGGACACACTGCCCGACCAAGACGTGATGACCTTTTTCTGCACCTCGCCGATGATCTTGTTCCCGTAAATGTCGCCGCGCACCTCAACGTTACCGCCGAACTGCGCGGAACCGTCCTTAGCGATGCGCCAACCAATGTAGCTATTCTGCGAGCCGTCCCAGTGGTAATTGTCGGACTTGATGTCCTCGCCGATCTTCGCGTTGGTGATTGTTCCGTCGCGGATCATCGCGGCGTTTGCGTACACGACCCCGTTCACAATCTCAAACGGGTAGTAGTACGCGGCGTTCGATCCAACCGTGCTCATGAAGACCAGCCGATCCGCCAGCATCGCAATTTCCGACTGCGCCACGCCACCGCTAACATCGACTCCCACACCGATGCCCGCCAAGTATCGCCTGCCGTTATCCGTGGTCTGTACCTTGACGTTCCAATAGGCCGACAGATCCCCATTTATGTTGCTTATCGCCTCGCTGTTCTGCTCCACGGTGGCCTGCAATTCACCGGTTGCGACGCCGACTTGCTGCGTCACCAGCGCCATCGTCTCTTCCTCAGTCACGGACGTTTGCTGCAACTGCGCGATGTAGGCCCGGTTCTGAACTTCTCGGCCGTTGATCTGGCTTATGTTGATTTCTTGCTGGATGATCGCTTCGGAATTTTCGTCAATCTGCTCCACCGCCTCTACCAGCCGCTGCTCATTGATCGTCAGCTGCTGCACCACTTCAACCAGCTCTTGCCCCAGGTTGTTGCTCAGCGCCTTCTGCAGCGTGAGCATCGTGTTGGACAAGGTGCCGCTGGTGTTCATCGCCCGGAACGCGAACGTCCAGCTTCCAGCCGGCGGCTGGGTGGATTCAAACGCTGTCGCGTGGTAGCCGTCATCGTCTCCAAGTGGCGTCATGTCGGCCCAGTTGGGATTGCCCACGCTGCCGCCTATGTAGCGAATCTGCACGCCGGCATAGTCGGGCGACTGGATCGTCAAGGCATTGAATCCCCACGAATACCGACGGATGCCTCCGGACAGCTCTTCCACCGCGGCAAAGTCAACGTTCACGGGAGCGGAGCCGGCGCCGGTCGTGGTGTACGTGCCGCTGACCGAGACGCCCTGCAGCCCATCCGGATTGAACGGGCGAACGACGATGGCGTAGGTGCCTGCGCCAGGGATGCGCCAGCGCGCCGTTCTGGTGGTCGTTTCCGCTACCTGTTCCAGCTCCAGATTCCCATCCAGATCGGACAGGATGACCGTGCGTCCTGCCGGGCCGGAAATCGAAAACGTCGCCTGCAATTCGGTGTAGACGGTATCGCCCTGCACGACTTGGTTTTCCGTCACCTTCAGGTCGCTGGCCACCGGGCGCGTTTGCAGAAGCGACTGATTGGGCGGCGGTATGTAGGTGCCCGTTTTGACGTAGACCCAAAGCTCGGGGGGCTCAGGAACCACGCTGACCTTGGCACCATGCAGGTCACTCTCCGGCGACATGGCAACCACCCGGACCCTATAGCCTGGCGTCTGCTTAAAGTCGTAGATCCAGATGGTGTCATGCGCCGGGTTGCCGTCCGTGTCTCCGGGCAGCGCCGCATCGTCAGGCCACGGATCCGCGAGCACAATGGATGTCCGCTCCCCGGCGAACGGTTGAATGTTGAATACCCGATAGACCTTCTCGCCTGGGATGCGAAGCCCAATGTACGCATTGCCGGTTCCAGGCGTCGGAACAGCGTCGTCCAGCTGCAGCGTTACCAGTCGGCCGGCGCCCATCGTGGCGGCCTTGATTCGCCCGCCGTAGCCCCACTGCGTGAGATCGTGTTGCAGGGCAAGCATCGACAGTCGCCGATAGCTCAGACATTCAATGTCGGTGCTGTAGCTAATGTCCTTGTACTGGTAGAGCGACTGGGCGAGGTGATAACGCGCCATCTCGGCCGCGCGCGCCTCGTCGGTGATGCCTTCGCCCGAAACACGCGCGGGGTTGAGCATCGTCTCGACGCCAGGCGCGGGGACTCGCAGCGTCTTGTTGTCCCACACGCTGCGATCGAAGTAGGTGTATTCGATGCCGTCGGCAGCGTTAGCCAGGGTGTAGTCCACTTGGAACGACGCCTTTTTGATCGTCGCCATGTTGACGACACCGGATAGCGGCTGCTCATCACCAGCCCAAGCCACCGAGAACCTGCCGCCGGCCCACGTCTTTTCGCCGAAACCGGCAAGCGCGATCGTGTCCATAACGTCGTCATGCGAACGCGCATCACGCACCCAGAAATCATAGGTGTACCCGTTGGCTTCGCAGTGCTGCATGAAGCCCTTGAATGCCTCGATGTCGATCTGCTCATCCACGAGGCCCATGCCGGCAATGAGCTTTCCTTCCTCATCGAAGAAGCCGCGCGCGTACTTGAGCATCTGCGCGCCAGGGTTCGACGTACCGTTTTCCCGGTTGGTCGCCGTGGTCCATGCGCCATTTCGCCAGATCGGCATCGCGCACTGGTGGGCCACGCCGCGGATCTCGTCCGGGGAGCCACTTAGCTGCCCGGTGGCCTTGATCTTCAGCCCTACTCGCGCGATGCCGGCATAGCTGGCCGTATCGCGCTGGACACTCGTCATTGACGACCAAGTGAATTTGGCGGTCGCGCCGCTGCCGTTGGTGTTCTGGCCAGCAATTCGGACGCGAACGTCGTATTGCCCTTCCGCAACGTCAGCGACAATCGATGTCCGCTGCGTCGTTTGGTCGTCGTTGCGGACCAGCCTGCTACCAAGTGGCTGCCAAGCCTGCGTTCCTGTAGCGCAGTATTCGACTTGGATGGTTTCGGAATTGAATTTCGGCTTGCCCTTGCTGGTCAGATCGAACAGCAGGTATTCGAGTTCCACCTGCACGCGAATGGTGTTGGTCGAAGTCGTCCGCACAACCCAGGCGCTGGGCACGCCCTTTACGTCGTTCGTGTCCAGGTCGCCGCCGGCCACGGTATCCGCATTGCTGTAGAGCGGGATGTCCTGCTGCGGCATGCCGGGCATGCCATTGGTGAAGACCTGAACGCCCTCAAAGGACGACAGCAGCGCGTCCCCGTTGTAGAGCGCGTCGATGCGATCCACGTTGATGCCTGGCGTAAGCACCATGCCCAGGTATTGGTCGTTCGCCTCGTACCACGTGTAGGGACTACTTGCGATGTCCGGCGCGATCCGCACCGATCCGAAAAGCAGCCCGAGCGGTTCATACGGGCGCGACTGATTGCGCGCGCCGCTCAGCGAGTAAACGCTATCGGCTTCTTGGGCAGAAGCCGATGCCAGCTTCGGGCCGAGCACCTTGTTGATGATGATGGAGCCGGCCACGTAGACGGCTGTGGCCGCCAGGGCGCCATACGTGCCCGCCACTGCGCCGGCACCCCACATGCCGGCGGTGGCTGCGCCATAGCCCCAAGTGAAGTAGATCAGCGCGGCGTAGGCGATGATGTACAGCGCGTTCTCACGAACCGCGCCGCGAACCTCAATGACTTGGCGGTCCTTGGGCTTGACGTGATGCCACAGGTGGCGGGGCACGACACGCCCGCCAATGGCTACAGTCCACCCTTGCCCATCCAGATCAGTGACGTGGCGCTGCAGGAAGGCGTACAGACTTTCCCCGGGGCGGAGATCCATGGGGATGTGCTGCTGCCCATCCAGCACCACCGGGTGCGGCGTGACAACCAGCTGGCCGTCCAGCGGATGCGATTCCATCAGGCCCATCGATAAAACCCCTCAATCCTTGCGCCGTAGTCCGGCAGCTCGCGAACGCGATGGAGCACGCTTAGGCCCAGGCGGCTGCTCGTATGCAGCACCCACGGCTCATGCGCGATGAAGAAATACGTTCCGGCGTGGCTTGGCCTCGGTCGGCCCTTGTCAAACATCAACACCAGGTCGCCATCCACCGGGGACGCCGTGGGCTCCGCGTAGGCGCGCGACAGAACACCGATCACGGCCTGGCCCGCAGCACCGCGCGGCCTGGCGTTCGGCATGCGTACGTGCCTTCCGAACAGTTCGCGCTGCACAAGCACCACCAGGTCGGCGCAGTCCATCGACTCATCGTCGTAGGGAATGCAGGTGTACGGCTCCACCTGAGAAGCGCGCATCAGGTGAATATCCCCGGCAGGGTGTACGGCGTCGCGCGCAGCTTCACCGCCTGCTGCCGCATGATGTAGTCCACGCCGGCCTGCGCTGTCGCTGTGGCGCCGTTGACGCTCACGCTGGTTAGGGGGAGATAGAACGTCCGCTCGATCGCATTAGGGTCCGCTCGATCCGAAATCATGAGCTTGGCCATGACTGTTTCGTTCGGCTGCAGCCGCTCAAGGTCATCCGTGACGCCGCGACCAACGTTGTCGATGCGCAGCTGCGCCCTCGGCGCCTGGCCGGCGCTGTCCTCCGGCAGCGTGAATCCGAATGGAAACCCGATGTACTCGTTCCCGTTGGACACCCAGTTCTGCGTATCGTTGACCAGGCGCAGCGTCGCAGTGAAAGACGGAGCAGACAGTTCCATAAAAACCAGCTCGCCCGACGTATCGGTGACGCGCTGCTTGCGCTCAAGGAAAGTGCTCATCGCAAATACTGGATGGTCAGGTCTCGCTTACCCACCCCGAACGCAGGCGCGAGCGGCACAAGAGTTCCGATGTCGCCGCCAGGAAACTTTGCGGTGATCGTTTGCCCCGTGCGCGGGTGGGTCATCGTGAACCAGCCAATGCGCTGAATCGTGTTGAAATACCAATTCAGAAAAGACTCGATGTCGGCCGCGGATTTGAAGATCAGAGACGCGGCGACCTTCATCATTACCTGCGAGTTCAACAGGCGCTCTTTTGGAACGCCGCGCTCCATTTCTGTGCTTTCCACCGATGGGTCGAAGCTCTCCCCATAGCCATCGAAAGCGATGCATACATAGCTCGGAAACTCGGCCACTTATGCCCTCTCCTTAACGTCAAATCGGCTTTTTGTTGCGGCAGCGATACTCCCGCCGCGCGCCATGTCGCTGGCCACTTCGCTCAGAACCATCTTTATCAACGTGGATCCATCCGGCTGCTTTGATGCAGTAGCCGTGGCCTGCACTGGTTGGCCCTTGTTCTCGATCTGGATAGCCACGCTCGGGCCTCCGCTGGGAACTGCAGGGCTGGTTCCGACATACCCGCCGGACGCAAGCCGCTTTGCATTCAGCCCGTCAAAGAATGACTTGCCGTAGTGCGTAACGGCGTCGGCCTTGATGACGTACTCGCCGTCCGAGAGCCACGCCGGGATGCTGTCGCTGGTGCCGGTTCCGGGGCCGTTGATCGAGCCGCCGCCCGCCTTCTTTGTGGTGGCGCCAAGAATTCCGCCAATGGCGTTTACCCAGCCGGCTCCGGTTCCGGTGTAGCTGGTCGCCCACTTGCCTACGGCGTCAAAGATTTTTGAGGCCGCCGCCTCCGCTGCGAGTTTCCGCAGCGTGTCGCTAAACGATTTCGCCATGCCATCCACACCGTTTGAGAACGGATCGAACAGGAAATCGGCGAACGAATCTTGCATGTTGCGCGCGGCTTGATCGGCAACTGCGCTCAGACCCTCTAGCTTGCCCTTGGCCTTCTTGGTGCTTTCTCCATAGATCGCGTCGTAGTCATCCAGCGCATCCTTCGTCTTGGCCAGGCTCAGGATGTAGTCGGCCTGCTGCTGACTCAGCGCGCCGAACGCCCCGGCCTTGATGTCGTATGCAGCCTTCGCCGCCTCGCTCGTTTGACCATAGAGCGCAATCTCTCGCTCGACGTTGGCGATATAGCTTTCGCTTTTCTCGTTTGCGTCGCCGTAGAGCGCTTCGTAGCTCTCCATCAGGACGGTGACTGCGTCCTTTTCTTCCTTCAGCTTCTTGGTGCGCGGCGACTTGGTCTGCTTCTCGTCGCCTTCAAACGCGAGCTTGCGCAAACGCTCTGCCTCAGCGCGCGCCTCGCGCATCTGCGCAACGACACGCGCGTCCTCCTTCAGCGTTTCGGTGGGGTCGATCAACGTGACCGTTGGCTTGCTTGCGGCAGGCTTACCCCGGCCGTCTTTGCCAACCTGATCGCTGCCAAGGAGTGCCAGGCTCGCACCGTTGTGCTGCACTTCCAGGCCGCGCTTGATCTGGTCCCAATCAAGATTGATGACGCCCTTTGCGGACTCAACCAGGCCCACCATCGCGATCGTTACGCCCTGGATCAGGTCGTCTATCGCACCGAGCGGGCCTTTCGCGAACTCTATGGCCACCCCCACGGCGCGGAACACGTCAGCGACGCCGCTGGCGGTTTCCGCCAGTGCGTCCCCTTCCTTGGCAGAGTCCACCAAGCCATCGGTCAGGTGCACCAACTCCGGCAGGAGATCGGCCGCCACCGCGTTTGCCAGGCCCGACACCAGCGAGCCAAGGCGGGTCAGGTTGTCGTTGAATGCTTCTGCCTGTTCGCCCGCGTCGGTGCCTATCACGTGTCCAAACGCAGCCGCTTCGTCCGCCGCTTCCCGCAGGCCAGATGACCCATCCTTCAGCAGCGGAATCAGCGTCTGGAAGCTCTTTCCGAAGATCGAGAATCCCGCCGCCATGATCTCCGGCGAGCCCTTCTGACGCTGAAATGCATCAGCGAAATCCGCGAATACGTCCTCGGCCTTCCGCATACCGCCGCTCGCGTCGGTCACACTGATACCCAGCGCGTCGAACACCTTGGCTTGCTCGCTGCCGGCGTCCAGCGCTGCCGCCTGGGCCTTAATCAGCCGGCCCATACTGGACTGCAGGTCTCCCATCGAAACGTCGGCGAGGTCGCCCGCATAGGTCAGCGCGGAGAATGCCTCCGTAGTCATGCCCACCTTCTGGGCAGACTTGGACATTTCGTCCATCTGATCGATGGAGCTTTTGATAGCCGCGGTGGCAGCTGTGGCGCCAGCGGCCAAGACGGTGCCGAGCACGACACCCGCTGCCTTGGCTTGCTTGGTCAGTTCCTCTAGTCGCTTTTCTGCGACCTTGGCATCGCTGACGAATGCGCCCGTCTTCAACAGAAGATCGATGACGATTGAACCGAGCGTTGACATGCCTACCCTCCAAATGCCCGCAGAATCGAACGCTCAACTTCATTCAGCCCGCGCAGCTTCGGATCCGGTTGCATCCATTCCAGTCGCGCGTGCATGGCTTCGCCGTCGCCGCTCATCGCCCCGGCCACAAGCGCGGCGGGCCGATAAAAGCGGTGGTAGTCGTCAAAGGGGAAGAGGTCGAAGAATTCAAGCCACGACTGAAATTCGTCGTAGCTCATGCGCTCCCTAAGCTCGGGAACGGTGCAACCGAAATTCAGGGCGAGGACGCGCTCGACGTACTCGGGACTTCCTCGCCGCCAACGTTTCCCGGGTCTGCCCTCTTGGTGATGCCGGAGGTTTCCAGGGCCAGCGGGAAGAGGATGGAAACACCCTCGGCCGTCAGCTTGATGCTGTCCTCGTCGGTGATCGCGCGCGACCCATCCGGGTTCACCAGACATGCGGCAATGAACAGCTGCTTGCCCCGCTCCAGCTGCGCGGGGTCTTCCGACTTCTCGGCCTGCCGCCACCGCTCAAAGTCGATGTGTGCGCACTTCACGAAGTGCACGTCCGCGACTGTGCCATCGGTGAACTTGGCTTCTCGGGTGATTGCGGTGTTGTTCTTCAGGAACTTGTCGTAGCTCATGGGCTCGCCTCAATAGGTGCCCGGCCGACGCATGGGACGCGGCGAGCGAACGCCACGCGCCGACCGAGCGAAGGGTTACGGGGCCGGGGTCTTCCAGTTCATCTTCAGCGGGCCGCTCATCTGCAACTGCAGCGTTCCGCGCACGACCTCGTTGGTCGCAAGCTCGATCGCCACGTCCATCACGATCGCCTTGAAGCCCAGCGACGTGCGGCCAGCCGCCGGCACAATGGCGCCGCTGGTCACGGTCGGGTCGGTGGTGCCGTCGCTAAACGCGATGTTGAAAGGCACGATCGCACCCGACTCCTGCAGATCGAACAGGAGTTGATGGCTGACCGCGCTAGGGATCAGCGCGAACGGGATGGAATAGGTGGTAGCCGTGCGAGTGCCGGCGCGGTACTCGGGATCGATCGCGTTCAAGCACATGATCTCGATCATGTTGCGCGAGCCGCCGGACTTGCTGACGCTGGTCGGGCACTCCATCGTGACCAGGGCGGTGGGGGCGCTGGGATCAACAAAGAAAATCTCAGTGCCCTGGGTTTCTACAAAATCAGCCATCTTTTTGTCCTCGGGGTCAATAAAAAACCCCGCTCGATGGCGGGGTGGTTGGGGGCGCGTGGCGCTGTGTTACCGGGTGTGGAAAATGTCGGCGTCGAACGTGCTGCGCCATAGGCCGGTGTCCGTTTCCTGCCCGAGTGATTGCACCGTCAACACGTGGCCATGCGCCTCGATCGCGTCGCGACAAGCTGCCGTCACCGTGTCCAGTTGCTGTTCCGTGCTAGCGAACACGTCTACCGAGATCGACACGCGGTCGCCCGGTGGACGCTGGCTCAGGTTGTTCTCCGGCACGGCAGCCAGCGGCGCCCACACCGCATAGGGCGTTGCTGGGTTTGCTGTGCTGGTGCGTTCGCGGTAGACGCGACCGCCCAGCGCCGGCACTGCCTGGGTGATGTAGCTGTAGATTGGCGGGTACATGGATCCTCAGCGGCGGTTCTGTCGTGACAGCTTGCGAACGATCTTGTCGATTTCGGCGGGAAGCTCCTTCACCACCACGGCCACCGCTTCGCCCTTCTTCGCATGGAAGGCCGGCCGCGCCCATGGCATCGCCTGGCGCCTGCTTGTGCCGTATTCCAGCATCCTGCCCACCATCGCTACGGAGATCCCCGTCGGCGTGCGCGGGCTGAACGGGTAGCGCTTACGCTTTGGGATAAGCACAAACATCCGCTCGCCGTTCAGCGTGCTATGCGGCTTTCCCTTCACCACCACAATGGACTTCTCCATCAGGCCCGTGGATTCGTCCGGCCCGACGTTCGGGTCCGCAACGATCCGAGCGACGTTCCGCCTTTCTTCATCACGGATCACAAGCGCGGCCTTGCGCAGCACCTTGCGCACCGGGCCGCCGTTCTTCTGAGCCACTTCCTTGGGCAGCTCTTGCAGGCTCTGCAGCACGCCATCCAGCCCGCTGATCTTGAAGGCGCTATCAGCCATCGTTGATGCCTCGCGCCACCATCAGCATGATTTCACGCCGCGCGGTGGCGTCCACGAGAGGGTCGGACTTCACGTCGTAGATGGCGCTGTCCCACAGCACGCGATCAGCGGCACGGATCCCCGCAGAATCTGGCGACCATCGCAACTCAAAGCGCCCCTGCACTTCCGCGCGCAACGCCTCGCTCGCCAGATACTCCTTGCCGGGGCCAGGTAGCCAATCCGCGGGGACATCCACCAGGATGTCCGCCCAAGACCAGGTGCGATAGCCAGTCACGGGGTCCACCGTCTCGGTCTTGCGCTGGACGGTGATGCGATGGCGCAGTTTCCCCGATCGCACGTCAGGCTCCCAGGTTGATGCGATAGGGCCAGATAAGCCGGGCCACCGTTGGATTCTCCGACAGCGCCTTTTCGGCGTTGGCCTCGGTGTTCTCGTACAGGTCGCCCACCAGCAGCTTAATGGCAGCCTTGAGGGCTTCCGGCGCTGGCCCTGGCGCGGTGGTGAACAACACTGGCGTGACGCCATCCAGGGACGTGACGATGCCCGGCTGCAGCGGGAGGTAGTCGGGCGTCTCACACGAGGGCCATAGCTCGCGCTCGGGCCACCATTGGTAGCCCGCCTGCGCCAGTGCGCGACCCGTGTTCAACTCGACTGTCTCGCGTGCGGCAGCGATGAGCGATCCGATGAGCGCGTCATCGGCCGAGTGCGTTACGCGAAGATGCGCTTTCGCCTCGGCCAACGACACCGGTTCATCGGTTGCCGGGGTCAGCAGCGTGAACATCAATCGGCCTTCTTCTCGGCGTCTTTGATGGCGCTTTCCAGCGCATCCACCACGCTCTTGCGGCGTTTCCCTTCGTTCTCGGCAGCGAGCGCGGCGCGCAGCTGCCCAGCGTCGGAAATGGTGGCGATCCGCTCCAAAACATCCGGCGCGGTGCCGGTCACGATGCCCTTCCCGGGATCTTCCGCCGGTGGCTGCACGGCGTTCTCGGAAACCAGATCGGCGTTCCCTTCGTCAACGAACTGCTGCCCCAGGCGCGAATCCATTTCGACAACCATCCCGCTGCGCGGGTCGTGGGACTTGAACTTGATACGCATAGCGATCTCCCGATGGAGGGGAGCCCGGCGCATGGCCAGGCTCCTTGTGGTTACGCGACGTTGCCGAAATCGCCGTAGACGAAGGCTTCCGGGCGGTACACGGCGAGGGCCAGGCGCTCTTCCGCCAGGATCGTCACCATGTTCTTGACGAAATCGTCTTCGTTCTCGGTCGAAACTTCGACGCGGGCCTGCCAGCGGTCGAACACCTGGGCGCCGAGACGGAACGCACCGGTCAGGAACTTATCGACCGCGATTGCCTGGGTCGAAACCACCGGCAAGTTCCACAGCGTGGCGCCGATCGTGCCCTGCGGGTTGCCGATAACGTAGCGGCCGGTGGTGTCCTTGGTCAGCTCGATGCGCGCCCAGTCGATCGGGTTGAGCACGATGCCCGACGCCGGGTACTCGGCCAGCTGCGACTGCAACATCGCCAGGCGGATTTGGTCGATGACCGTGGTGCTCGCCTGCGGCAGGGTGATGGCGGGGCTGTAGGCGCTCGCCTGCGGGATGATGCCCAGCAGGTTTTGGCCGGTGCCGTCACCGCTCAGGAGCTGCAGCTCTTCCTTGAACGCCAGGCCGTAGCGCAGGCGACCGTCGATGTAGCTGGCCAGCTGCGACGCATCGCCCAGGATCTGGCGCGATGCCTTCACCCAGTGCGCGATGACCTTGGCCGTGGTGCTGACCAGGTCGAACTTCATGGTCGATTCCGGCTTCTTGACCGTCTCGGCGGTCGGCCCCGCGTTGTTGGTGAAACCGGTCTCCTTGACGTACTGCAGCATGTCGCCGTCCATGCGCCCGGGGGTGATGAGATCACGCACGGTCATGCGGCGCTCCGGGGGCGCGATGACGCCCGGCAGCCGGGTGGGCGCCACCAGGTCGCCGGCCGAGCCGTCTGCGTCGGTGGTCAGCGAGGTGATGGCGGCATTGATGGTCATGTCCACGCGGCCGCGCGGGCTGGTCTTGCCAGCGAACGCCTTGAAGTCCTCGGACGTGACGAACTGCTGGCCGTAGGTCTGGTGCTGCACGTCGCCACCGGCGCCGTTGGCTTCCAGCTTCGCGAGCGCCTGCTCGGTGTGCTGCAGATTCGCCTGCAGCTCGCCCTGCTTCAGCAGCAGTTCGTCCACCTTGGCCTTGGTCTCTTCCGACAGCTTGGTGTGCGCCTTGATTTCCTTCTCGGCACGCTCGGACTGCGCGCGGATCTGATCGCCAACCGTCTTCAGGCTGGCGTTGATGGTTTCGATATCGTTTTCGATAGCCACGGGGTGGTTCCTTAGTTGACAGAAATGAGGGATGCGGCAAGCGCCGCGGTCTTGCTGAGTGAGTCCGGCAGGACTCGTCCGGTGGGATCACCCTCACCGCTGCCAGCGGGATCGCCCGCGCTGGACTTGATTTCGCTGATAAGGCGCATGGCCTCGGACTTGGGCAGGCCGGATGCCCGCAATGCGGACTCGATGCGGCGGACGGCGGATGCACTGGCCTTGCCGGCACCCTTCTCCACCTGATCGGAAGCCAGCAGTTCGTCGGCGAATCCGTCCTCGATCGCGGCATCGCCGCCGATCCACGTTTCCGCATCCATCAACTTGCCCATGGCCTTGGCGTCTTGGCCGGTGCGCGCGGCGTAGATGCTCGCCATGGCGTCATCGAAGGGCTTGAGCGTGGCGGCCACCTCTTCCAGGTCGTGCCGATTTCCGACCGCCATCACCCATGCGTTGTGGATCATCAGGAATCCGGCGCGCGCGATCTGCACGGTGTCGCCGGCCATGGCGATGATCGAGGCGGCGGATGCGGCAAGGCCCAGCACCTTCACCGTCACTTCGCCCTTGTGCTCGCGCAGCAGGTTGTAGATGGCGAGCCCTTCGAACATGTCGCCGCCGGGCGAGTTGACGTTCACCGTCACCGGGCCAGTGCCCATGCTGCGCAGCGCGGAAGAGATGCGGCGAGCGGTCACGCCGTCACCACTCCAAGGGTCGTAACCGATCACGTCATAGATGCTGATCGTGCGGTCTTCCTCGGCTTCCGCAGCTGCGCGGACGCCGGCATTCCAGCGCTCGAGCGCGCGCGGCTGGACTTGGCTGCTAACGGCCGCGCACGGCCGACCCTCCGGCGCACCCGGCAGCTTCTTCATCGTCATGGGGATTAGTCCTTCTTGTCGTCAGAGACGCCCAGCAGCGCGCGCAGCGCGGCTCGGGCTTGGGTTGCTTCGGTCGATTGGCCTAGTCCGTCCAGGGTCGTCATGGCCGACTGCACGGTCAGTACGGCGGCATTCCCACCCATGGGCTCGCGGTCTTCCAACTCGCGGACTTCATCGCGGGTCAAGATTCCGTTATTGACCATGACGCCGTAGAAGGTGGAGCGGCCCGCGCTGTCAGCGCGCAGCAGTCCCTCCACGGCGAACTTCGGGTAGTAGCGCTGGCGCTCTCCCGGCGACAGCAGATCCTTGCTAATCGCTTGCTCGATGCGGCGCAGCCACGGCGCCAGGGTGAACGTCAGGAATCCGATCATCTGTTGCTCGATGCCCGTCCCCCAGCTGGTGGATTTCTCGCTGTGACCAACCATGAAAGGCGGCACGCGGAACCAGCGACAGATTTCCTCGACCGAGAAGCCGCGCGACTCAAGCAGCTGCGCGTCGGATGGCTTGATGCCGACGCTTGCCAGCGTCGAACCAGCTTCAAGAATGACGGGGCGGCCCGCGTTAACGGCTCCGCTCAACGATTCAAGCGCCGTTCGCGCCTCAGCGCGCTGGTCTTTTTGCAGAATGTTCGGGTACGTGATCGCCACGGTTGGCAGCAGGCCACGCTTGAACGTGCCGCTCGCAGCCTTGTCCGCGCCGAGCGCGGCACCGAACACCTCGGCGCCGTAGCCGATGACCGACACCCCCTCAACGCCATCGAGCGAGAAGCCCGGGACATTCCAGATGCGGCTATCCGGAATCGTTCGCTGCTTTCCGTCCTTTTCGGTGAAGCGCCATTCCCTCTTCCCGTCTTGATTGCGTGTGCGCTGCAGCCTATCCGGATGCAGGAACACCAGACCAACCAGACGCCCGTCGCTGGTCAGCAACTTCTCGCATCGCGCATTTCCACGCAGAAGCATCGCCGCGACCATGGCCTCAAGGTGCACGGCGGCAGTCGAATCAGGGTTCGGCTGCTCGTGCAGGATGAAGTGCAGCGGGTGCTGTGGCGCCACGCGCTTGCCGGTGGGCGTGCGTTCGTACATGGACAGCGGCAGCGTGGCGATCGTCTCGCAGATCAGGCGGGTACACGCCCAAGCCGCGGACAGCCCAAGCACGCTCTTGTTCGTAACCGACTGGCCGGCGCTGGACGTGTTGCCCAACCATTCGGACCAGAACGATTCGTCCGTCAACCCGATGGGAACGCCCAGCCACTTCAGCACTGACGCCTGCACGGCCGATTTGATCTTTCCCGGCTTTTTCAATCCGCTATTCATCCGTACACCGGGTCCTTCAAGAAGTCGCCGACATCGGTAGTGCCCGATGCCAGCATTGCGCGAGCCATCGCGATGATTAAGCCCACCGCGCCGTCGATCTTGTTTTCCGTCGCTTCCTTGCGCGGGTAGGTGTGTTCCTTCGCATCCACCTTTGCCACCACGTTGCCGACCATCCAGGTCATCGCCGAATTGCCGTCGTGCCAGAGGCGGCGCGACAGAATCAGCGCTTCGACCTCCTTCATTGGCTCGGACAGGTTCCGCACGTTCTGCGCCAGCTCGACCACCGGAATGCCGGCTTGATCCAGCCGGGTCATCAAATAGGTCGCCTGCGACGGGTCGAACGCGGCATCGCGGATATCAACGCCGCTCGCCGCCAGCTCCTTCAACTCTTCCTCGATGAAGGCGTAGTCCGTCATCTCGCCAGGCGTCGCGATCATCGAGCCCTCTAGCACGAAATTCTGGTACTTCTCGTTTTCCTCAACCGTCTTCTCGGGAACGTAGAAGCGCGGGATGCAGTAGTAGCTGGCGTCCTTTTCAAACAGCATTACCAGCGCGGCCACGTCCAGCTTTGAAGCCAGATCGACACCGACCCAGCAAGGGCACCCCTCAAAATCCTGCAGCTCCAGAACGCGCTTCTGACGTTGCCACGCCAGCATGTTCATCCACGCGGCGCGCGCCCCAACCCAATCGTTGAGGTGCTTTGTGCGGAATGCGTTTTGCTTGCTGGACGATCGCCGCGCCGCGGCCAGCTGCGACAGCAGGAACTCACCGAACACGGAAACCCCGTAGTTCGGATTCGCCTTGATGAGCGAGGCGGGATCGTCCCACCGGTCGGTTTCATCTATCCCGAAGATGATCCCGAAAACCGTTTCGTCCTGTACCTGGCCCTCAAGAATCCGGATGACATCGCGCCGCTGCTGGTAGCAGGGGCCACCCAGGTTGCTGCCGGCGGTCGTGATGATCGACAGCAAGGGCTGCTCGCGCGCGCCCATGCCCGTCTCCATCGTGTCCACCATGTGGTCGGTGTCGTGCTCGTGGTACTCGTCCACCAGCGCCGCATGCGGGCTTGAGCCATCGCCGGGCTTGCCGATGACTGGCTCAAACTTGCTCATGTCCTCCATGACGAACATTGGCCCCGGGTTCTTGGGGTTGCCCGACAACTCGATTCCGAACCGCTCGCGCAGCGCGGGCAGCTTCTGCGCCATCTGCCATGCCGGCCGGAACACCTCAAGCGCCTGTTTCTCGCTGGTCGCGCCCGAGTACACCTCGGCGCCGGCCTCGCCATCCGCGGCGAACAGGTAGATCCCGCGAGCTGCGAGCCGCATGGACTTGCCGTTCTTCCTGGGAACTTCCTCGTACGACTTGCGAAACCGGCGCAGGCCAGATTCCTTGCGGACCCAGCCGAACAAGTTGCACTCAATGAAGCACTGCCATGGCCCCAGGATCAGCCGTTCTTTCTTTGCCGCCCATCGCCCTTTGGTGTGCGGCATCAACTCCATGAACTTGACCGCGCGGTCAGCCTTCGCTGCGTCGTAGCGGTAGGGCCAGTCCTCGCCGTCGCGCGCCAGGTCGCCCAGGAAGCGCTTGCAGGCAAGCCGCACATACTTCCCGGCCGGCACGTTGCCTGCCACCACGTCCCTTGCGTACGCGGTGGCAGATTCGGTCGGGGTCATATGCTTAGAAGCTGTCGAACGGATTGCCCTCCGCAGGCTTGGAGGTGCCCAGCTTCTGGCGGTCGGCCGGCGTCAGGCCAAGTCGCGCCAGGCAGCCGATCAGGTGGGAATACTTCGCGGCCTTGAAGTCGGTCGGCGCGGAACGGAACTCGGCCAGCAGCGACGACGCCACTTCCATCACGAAGCGATCGGCGCCGGTCAATACGCCCTTGAGCGCATAGGACTCCAATTCAAACCACGCTTTCTGCGCCTCATCGCTCATGTGCTCAGGCGCGGTGCCCAGCGGCAGGTCAGAAGTGGGTGTTTCCTTGTCGTAGCGCTGCGGGTTCTTGCGATCGGCGCCCTTCAGCTTGGCCAGCGCCTCGGGTTGTCGGTGGCGGGCCATCGTGGAACCTCTATCCGTGAAACAGAATTCTGTGGAAACGCGAAGAAGGCTTGGGCGCGGTGCTAGGGCTGGACGGCCTTGGACTTTTGACCCACCCCCCGGGTACTGAGGGACACCGGCCGGGGGTGCGCCGTCGGGATGATGTGCCGCGTCCCGTCCAGACCGACGATCTCCACCCCCTGCGGCTCGCCCTCTTCCCCTTCCTCTTCCGCCATGGCGTCGATCAGCCGGCGCAGCAGCGCGGTGTTCTCGTCCAGCTTGGCCTCAATCGCATGTAGCTGATCGGCCATGGCTTGCGTGGCCTGCTCTGCCTCTCTCTGCGCCCAGCTAGTCATCTGTGCTTCCTCTCGTTACCGAACCCACCGTCTTCTCTAACGGTCTTGCGCCCATGGCATGGGATGCACAGGGGTTGCAGGTTGTCGGGCTCGTTGTTCCAGCTGTCGCCGTCGATGTGGTCAACGTGCAGCGCTGCCGTTACCCGCCCCGCCTTTGCGCACTCGCGACACAGCGGCTCGCTTGCCAGCACCTTGGCCCGTATCGCCTTCCACTGCGCGCTGTTCGTGTTGAGCCGGCCCGCCTGCCGGTTGTCCGCCTTGGTCCTGTGCTTCTTGACCGGCGGCGGCTTGGTCGGGTTGTGCTTCCGGAACAGGCTGGGCATAGCCAAGCTTCCTGGCGATATAGGCTTTCATGCGCGCCCGACGTTCGGCGCAAGAGTGACATGTCATATCGGATGGTTCCCTAGCTGTTGTCGATCGGCTCGACCAAGACCGCACCGCGGCGGGTGCGCTCGATCAGTCGTTTGCCGTGCTTGTGCACCTTCAGCGGCAGCGGGTGGTAGCGAACGATGCCGCGCTGCGTATCGGCGAACACCACCTGCCCTACCTCCACACCATCCACGAACACGCGGCGCACACCGCGGCCATCGCCCGGGGTGTGGACGTGGCTACCTCGATTCGTGCCCATCACGCCCCGCCCGAGATCGGCATCGGCTTGATGCAGCGCGCGGCGACTGAGCCTGCAATGGGCGCGGCCAACATGCCAGCAAGAAACCCGCGGCGGCCGATGCTCATTCCCATTCCCTCTGCAGGGCATTGCCAGCGCTTTGGCATAGCGCGCCACCCAGAACCAGCAGCGCGACCGCGATACCTTGGTGCACCTCGACAGCCATTAGGCCGCATACCATCACGATCACGCCGGCAGCCCACACAATGAACGTCATGGCTTCACCTGGGCTTTGGCACTGGCGGCTGCGGCGGCTTCGTATCGGTCGATGGTTTCGTCTCGCTCGGACTGGGCGAGCTGGCAGGCCCGTACAATTCCTGCTGCACTTGCCCGGCGTAGTCGGTCCTGTTCAGCAGCTTCTGCGGCAGCTGCGGCATCACCGGACAGGCGGCCGGTTTCACAGCCTGCCCACAGCTTCCGAACCCGGCCAAGCTCGGTATCGCGGCCAGCAACAGCAGCCGCAATGCGCGCGTTGTAGTCGGCATCTATCTTGTCCTCTCGTGTGTCTGCGGTATCGGCTGCGCCTTGGGTGGCCGCGGCCTGCTTGTGCTCGATCTCGCGCACGCCGGCCTGTGCGTTGGCCTCGCCCTGGGCTTGCTCGGTCGCGACGTTCGCGGTGTCCAAGTCGGCGCTACGGTCGCGCCACTCGCGACCCACCCAGAACGCCAAGGCAGTCCAGGCGATGAATGCAACAAGCGTGAGCCAGCGGTTCATCACTCGTCCTTGAACACGCCGACTGCCACGCCGGCCGTAGCGACCAGCTTGACGCGAACACCAGTTCCCGAAACAGGGCCGGGGACAATCACCGACGGGTTCGCCTGGGTCAGCACGTCGATCACCAAATCCGCCCCTGGCGTACCCATGAGCACCTGTGCCACTACGCCCGATGGCAGCGCGCCGGTGGCCACGTACAGCCCTACTTTTGACGCTGCACCAGCGGCCGGCGTGACCGCAGTGCTGGTGCTGTTCGCGACGGCCGTCGGGGAAAGGATGGATGTCTGTGTCATGGTTGGCCCTACTGGGTTCGTGTTTCAGTGATCCGTGGCGACTACAGCGCAGCCATCTGCGCGCGTACGTCGCCAGCCATGAGGCCGTAGGTCGCAGTCGTTGGGTGGGTGCCGTCCGTGGTCGCATAGTTCGCGGCGCCGTTGACCGCGAATTTCAGGTCGTCGGTGCCACGGATCGACGGCCAATGCTGGAAGGCATCGACCAACGCGCCCACCTGCGATGTCAGCCATGCGTTGAGCTGCGCAGGGGATCCGGTGCTGTCCCAACCACCGGCACCGATGGCGGCGCCTCTACGGCACCCCCGACTACCCGCTCCACTTGGCGGCAGGCTTCCGTGTAGCCCACACCCTTGCAGCACATGACCAGGGCTATTCCGCCCTTTTCGCCGCGGCTGCAGTTGCAGAAGAAGTTGCCGGAGCCATTGCGGTCGGCGAACCTAAATCGGTCCTCTCCCTCGCCGTTCGCAGGGCAGCTATGGTGCTTGCCGTCCAGATAGTCCGCAGCAATACCCACCAGCGGCAGGACCGATCGCCACTTGCCATTCGCCAGTTCGCGCGCTTTCGTCCGCTGGTTCATGCGGCGGCACTCCCTGTTGCCTTCTGGCTCCTAGCGAAACGAATCTGACATTCGAGAATCTTGCCCATCGCCTCGGCGTTCGGCTCGGCGTGTTGCGTCGTGTGCCAGTTGGTGCCGTAAGGCGGGAATTGGCCGGTGATGCCCTTGTAGATTCCAAGCGCCTTCTTTGCCGCTACCTCGCCGCTGTGCTTGCGCGCCACGTAGCCGCACACCATCGGCCACAACGTGCGCAGTAGTAGCGCGCGGTGGTTGCCCGTCATCATTTCCTTGAGGGTGCCGGGCACATGCTGGACCGACTGCCGGCGCGGGTACTCGTGACCGCAGGACGGGCAGCTGGGCATTGGCGCGTGCAGCGCGTTGCAGCTCGGGCACTTCATCGGCTCCCGTTCCTTGGGCGTCGGCTTCTTGCGCTCCTTTTTCGGCTTGCCGTCGTCCAGTTCGGCTAAGCCGTTGTCGAAAAACTCTTCGCAGTCGGCGAAGAACCGCGCGCAGTTGCCGGAGTGGTCCAGCACAAGACAGTCCGTCTTGCCGTCGGCGATGCGCAGGCCGCGGCCTAGCAGCTGGATATGCTCGGCAAGCGACTTGCGCAGCGGTCGCGCCATGATGATGCAGGACACGTCGGGCACGTCGAAGCCGCGCGATGCAGCGGTTACCGTGATGAGGCCGCGGATGATGCTGGTTGGCTTGCGAAACTCGCGCGTTGTCTCTACCCGGTCCCCCTCGTCGTCAAGGTAGGTGTACGTCGCCACGTTGATTCCGGAGGCCGCGAACTGCCGCGCCAGTTCCTCAACGTGCGCGGTATCGACGCCCGAACAGATGAACTTGCGGTCCTCGCCGTGCTTGATGTATTCGGCGACAACATCGCCGACGACCTTCAACGCCTTGTCGCTAGCCTGCTTGTCGTCCCACTCGCCCGTAGACTTGACCGTGACCCCGGCCATGTCCGGCTCGACGCACGAAAACATGCGGTACGACGCCAGCCACTTCGCATCGATCAGCTTGCGCGTGGTGGTTACGTTGATGACCGCATCGAAATACTTGCCAAGGCCGCGCGTGAACGGCGTGGCGGTCAGGCCGATGACAAGGCCGTCAGCCTGCAGCCGCTTTTTGTGCGTGGCATGCAGGACGTGCGCTTCATCGAAAATGTCTAGGTTCGTCTCGGGCCAGCGACGACGGGCCAGCGTCTGCACGCTGCACAGTTGGAGCGGCAGCGCGGGTGCCCAGCGCTCATGCCCGCCTTGGATGACACCGTGTTGTAGGCCGTACCGGTCGAATGTCTCGCTGGTCTGCTCAATCAGGCTCAGACGGTCCACCACGAACGACGCGCGGCTGCCCTTTGCGCGGGCCATTTGCATGAGCGCGGAGGCAAGCACGGTTTTGCCGCTGCCGGTGGGCGCCACGATCAGGATGCGCCGAGCGCCATTGCGGATTTCGGCGCGCGCCCGGTCGAATGCTTCCAGCTGGTAGTCGCGCAGGTCGATGCTCATGCCGTCCATGCGCCCGCCTCCTTGGCCGCCTTCACCGCCGCCTCAACGCGCCCGGGGATCTTCCTGGGGTCTTCCTCGCCTACCGCCTTCCCGCAGCGGCGCAGCTGGTTCATGGTGCGTTTCTCGCGCTCGATCGACTCGCTGGCGCGGTTCATTGCCTGGGACTGCTCAAGCTGCGCGTTCTCCCAGCAACGGCGCCACTTGAGCGTTTCCGCTACTTGGTCGATCGCCTCCGCGGCCTTGATTTCCTCGACAAGCCGGCGGTTCTCGGTCTGTAGGTCGGCCAGCACTTCGTCCAGGCCGTAATGCTCCCCGGCTTCGCCTCCATGGGTAGGTGCTGGCACCGGGTTGGCGTCCTGCGCTGCGTCGGCAGCGGATGGCGTCGGCGCGGTGGAATCCGATTCCACGGCTGCGGCCGGGGGGTGTAATCCGATTACACCTGCTGGACTCGGGCGGCTGGAATCCGATTCCACCTTCCTGGCCGCAGATGCCTCGCGGTTGCCCTGTTGTCGCTTGGCGACATCCGGGCTGCGGATCGCGGCAACGAAGGGCGCCGATACGCCGCACGCCTTCGCTATTTCGCGGTCGCTCCACTGCACCCATTCGTCATCCTGCAGCAGCGTTTCGACGGCGCGGCGCTTGTCCTCGTTTGATCGGCGCAGGCCGTGGTTGGCGTTGGCGCCCACCGAGAACAGCACCGCATCGCGGCACGTGCCGACATGCACCGTGCAATCGATCATTCCCTGATCGGCGTGGCGATGTGCGTGGAAGCGGTGGAAGCCGTCAGCGAGCCAGTACGTTGAGCCGTCCCGGTATACGTCCACCGGCGGCAGCGAAATGCCGGCGCGGATGGCCTCGGCGTACTCGGCTACAACGGATTCGTTGAGAGAGACGCGCGGCTGTGTGCCGCCGTCGATGTTGATGCTGGTGATGCGTAGCTGTGGCATGATGGGCTCGTTCCTTGAAGCCCCGGTTTCTTTCGCGAGACGGCCGGGGCTTCGTCGTTTCTGACGAATGGGCCGCCGTAGCGACCCTGCTTAGCGCCAGACACCTGCAAGCCCCATTTCCGCTTGCGGGGTGGTCGCCGTCCTTGCCCCATCGCACCCGATCCATCGGGCGAACTACCTGCCAATCTCACGACGCGCCGCGATCCGCGCACGCATCCCAGTAATCTAGATTCCTAGTAAAAGCTGCTTTCCTGCTGCTGGAACTACCTACTGTCAGACCCCTTGAACCTGTCTGGAGACAGCCGAAAGCATCCATACGCGCGGTACGGATCTTCCGGCTGGTGATCCGACAGGGGATCAGTCGCGCCGATCAGCATCTTGTCGGGACGGGCGCTATGCCGACTACGGCGCCCCCTGCTGTCCGCCGATGTTCCCGGCGTAGTCCCTTCCCACGGTTGCAGGCTTTCTTCGATGCGGCCCCGCCGTTACCCGACGACCGCATCGGTTGTTGCTGTTCTAGAGCCCGTTTCCGCCGTAGCCTGGGAGGTGCGACCCACCCTCAACTACGACGGAGACGGACATGAGCTTGTGCGCGCACTGCAAGAAGGATTTCCAGCAGGTGAACTTGGTGGCCATCAAGGCCGTCCAGGCAACGAAGAGCTGGAACGCACTGTCGTACAACTGCCCGCACTGCGAGACTTCGCTGTCCGTCGGAATCGACATCACCGCGATCAAGGCAGACATCATTGCTGCGCTCCAGACTCCGAACCGGACTTCTGGATATCCGAGATAGAGGCTCGCTCTCCCATTACCTCGGCCTTGCCCGTCTCGATCGGCGCCAGCGGCACCGCGTACGCGATCACCCGGCCGTCAGCGTCGCGGTCCCAGCGCAGGTCGGGGCGCAGATCCTCGCAACGAACACCAGTTCTGGCCTCGATCGCCGGGCACTGGCCAGGAGGAACGCGGCGCGCCTTCCATTCTGTGATTGATGCCGACCGAATGCCCAACTGATCGGCCAGCTTCTGCTGAGTGCCTACGGCACTGATTGCTCGCTTGAGCGGGGTCTCGACATCCATGCAGCAAATATTAGGACTATCCTAAATTAACTGCAATAGGCACAGCCTGTTTTTTATGTTGTAGAATTTAGGCACACCCTTAATGGCGCTCTGAACATGACACGCACCCAGGATCAGGCTGCCGCAGCATTCGGGCATCGCCTCCAGGAACTGCTTGCTGCGAGTGGCGTTAGGCGGCGCGGCGCAGGTACGTACTTGTCGCAGATGTACAACGTGTCGAACGTGACAGCCAACGATTGGCTCAACGGGAAGTTCAAGCCTGGTGCGGATACCGCCCGCAAGA